GCCAGATCTCCGTTAACAAAGTTTCCGCTTACGGCGGCCGAACCCGCTGCTCCCCGGGCTCCTGATAAGTAAATTTTCCAATTCGCTATTGTTCCGCTTCCACCGCTACTCTGAACATCTACCACAAGAGTCGTCCCTGTATAGCTTGTTACCTGGCCATGCATATAATTTGCGTTACTGGCGGCATCTACTATTAAGATAAATTGCCCAGCCGCAAATTGCTTGCCGGCTTGAGTAGTAAAAGTCTTTGCTCCTGTGCCTATAGCTACGCTTGAGGTTGAGGTTCCTTGTAGTGCTGCGGCATAGGTTTGAGCTAAATCTCTGGCCGCCTCAGCTGCGGTCTGGGCCGCCTCAGCGTTTGTCTCGGCTAATTCCGCATTCGTCTCAGCGGTTTCCGCATTTGTCTCGGCAAGTTCTGCGTTAGTCTCAGCGGTCTCAGCGTGAGTTTCGGCAAGTTCAGCTGCGGTCTGGGCTATTACGGCCGCATCTCTGGCGTTCTCTGCTGCTAATTGGGCCGCCTCTGCGTTAGTCTCAGCGAGCTCGGCATTTGTTTCGGCAGTTTCAGCGTTGGTTTCTGCCGTTTCAGCATTCGTCTCGGCAGTCTCGGCATGGGTCTCAGCAAGCTCTGCTGCGGTTTGCGCTGCTAAGGCTGCGGTTTTAGCTACATCTATAGCCGCTTTTATTACAGTTATCGTGTTTATAAAATCATCAAGTCCTGTTAGGGTCGGTGTTTTATCAACGGGATATTTCGGACAACGGCTTAGCTCTTCCGCATGTTGTTGAGTAATCATAGTTAGCTTATCGAGGGCCGCTTCTATTATATCGGCGTTGAACGAACCCTGAGTGATAAGGTCCAATAACTGAGTCAGAATCTCCACTCGCGTTATAGTCAACTTCATTCCCGTTGCAAGCGGAGCTCCCATGTTGGGGTAGGTCACTGTGGCTGCCCCTACATTTACCGTGTATTCGGTTGTTAGCAACGTGATTACTCCTGCAGCGTCGGTCAGGTATACCAGTATATCGCTTCCGTCGGTCGTGCTGATCGGAAATGTATACGGGAATACCGTGGCTGCATCCTTTCCGTTGTATACGTGCTTAATGGTAGTCGTAGATATGGCCATTTATTCCTCCTTTATTCTGATTCCTCTATCAGATTATTAATGTTATCTATAGCGCTTTGTATGCCCTTTAGCGGGGCTATATAGGTTTCCTCTATCCCTTTGTTTATTTCTATGTTGCTCGGCTCTTCTATGCCGGGTATGCGCAGATAGTTTGCGATCGCCTGTATTGAGTAGGCCAGTTCTTTCATTGTTGATAATACAGGATTATCTGTAATAGCATCTACTATCGGTCCAAGCGTGAATATCTCTATCATGTTCTGCACTACCTGCCCGGCTGATTCCGCTACTTTTGCCCATTTAGCGAGTCCTGCGCGGAAGAGCTGGAATGACAGGTATTCCGCTATGCCCCAGATTATAAACTCATAAGATATGATACGCATTGCTTTCTTGAAGCCCGCCTGATCCCCGGTTTTCTTGGCATTTACCGCATCCATTATGGTCCTGCGCAGGAGCATGGCGTTTGTTATCCTCCAGCGGATCATCTGGAGTATCATGCGTCCATACCAGGTCTGAGCGAACAGAGGGCTTTCCGCTCTCGAGAATATGCTCTGCGTCTTGGCGATATCGTTCTTGAATTTACGGTATCTTGCTGGGGATATAATTTCTGTATTCCATTCCTCTGGGGTGAGTTCGCTTACAAAGAGACAGGTCCTTATTTCTATCTCCCCGAGTTTCTGGTGTATCAGGTCGGCTCGAGTTATGGCCCGGAACATCTGCAGGGCTTTCTGCGCATAGTCAGCGTAGGTGCCTTCCAGTAAACCATGAGTCACTGCAAGCCTGTATGCTTTTTTGGGGTTCGATAAGAACCGTTGCTTGCCTGTCAGGTATTGCTTAAATCCTGTTAATATAAGGCTATTGGCTTCTCCTGCTATCAGGTTCTTCATGCCTGACCAGATACCTCCTGGGAGTCCGAGTAGCTTTAGGTATGATAAATCTATAATGTTATCTGCGAGTTTAGGAAGCCAGGCGGCACGTCCGGTCCGGAATGCGTGGTCTAAGCCTCTGCCTTTTAGGTTCTGCATATATCGTTTTATAAAGAGTGCGTTTTGCCCCTTCAATAGCGTGGTTGTCATCATCTGCCCGATCGGCAGGATTTGGTCAAGGGCTATTTTGGTCTCTAATAGTGAGGAGTATTCATGCAGTATCTTGCGCAGGTTAGTCGTCGGTTCTATACCGCCCTTGCGTTGAAGGGCGAAGCGGAAGAATTTTGTGCTGCCTATTACATTCTCGAGCTCTACCAGTATGTTGGTGTCAAGTTCTTCTTTAGCGGCCTGCTCTTTTATGTATTGCTGGATTGCCCCTATTATCCCGTGCTTTAGTATTTTCTCTGCCAGAGGTTGTTCAAGGTGAGTTACGTAGTTCATCCGATATTTCTTGAGTAGTCCTGGGCGCTCCTTTGCGGCTTCGAAGTAGTCTTGCAGATATTTTACCACATCTTTTTCTTCGGGGAGCAGATCCACGGCCTCTCCGCCTAATGCCTTGAATATTTCGTCATTGCCCCGGGTAAATGCACGGCGGATTCGTTCTGCTGTAGAAAGTAGTGCGTTGCGTGCTTTTTCGGCTATCTTTAATAGCTTGTCGAATGCGCTGTCTGTTCCCTGGACATTGGTATGCGCTTTGGATAGCGTGTCATCCGCCTCATTCATCAGATTCGCTACTATCGGGTTGCCTTCTTTTATATCTACCGCCGGTATAAATTCAAGAGGGATGTGCTTCATTATTCTACCGCCAAGAATATCTTTGTTTATCCCGAATTTTAGTATGGCTATGCGCTTAGGCATTACCTCTATGTCTTTGATGTCGCCCATAAGTTTCTTAAGCACGTTGATTTCGTTATCCGATAATAGCCTGTCTCCGCCTTTTAGTACCGATAGGTATTCTATTACCTTCTGCAGTGCGGGGATTCCGGTGTTCTTCATCTCCCTGATGCCGAGGAATTTCTTTATCCGGGATACGGTGATCTTGGATAGAGACATGGTGGAGCGTATTCGCTCTATCTTGGCGATCAGCTCTTGCTTCTTGATCTCTGCCTGGCGCTTTTCTTCTTCCTTCTTTAGCCACTCAGTAAATCGTTCACTTTGTCCTGTAACTCTTTCGGCCACGTAGAGCTCTCCTGGGCCAGTTGCTTTTTCTCCGGTGGGCTGAAGTGGTCCCATAGTCCATTCAGGACCAAGACTAAACCCGATAAGGCTGATAATTTCATCTCTTCCTCTCCTTTCGGCAACGGCTCTTACAGACTTCTCTATGTTATAGGGTAGTTTGTGGGCGCGCAGCCATTTTATCAATTCCGGTTCTGCGTTGTTGGTATATATAATCTTTACTCCTGTTTTTACCAGGGGCAGGAGGTGTGCTTCCAGGTTCTTCTTGTGACCTTCCCAAGTGTTGTCTTCGGAGCCTACAGTGTATGTGCCGGCTTCTTCTGTGGGATTCAGGTACTGTGGGTCTACGAGGACCACGGTTTCCTTAGCGTTTACTGTGCCTGCGTTCAAGTCTTGAACAAGCTTGTCCATTGCTTCCCAGGCGTCTTGTTGGGTGACCGGCATTCCTTGGTCGCGTTTTAGTTCTATATCAAATTTATCCTGCAGGTCTACCAGCCTACTTAAGATATCCTCGATGTAGGCGTGCCCTTTTTCTTTGCGCACTATTCCCTGAGCCTGATAGACATCAAAGGTTTCCAAGAAGAAGTACTTGGCGCTGGATTCAGGGGATACATACTTATCGGCTGCGGCCTCTGTCTTCAAGATATCCCAGAATTCCTCGATTACTTCCTTGGCGAAGTAGTACCTTTCACGCTGGAGCCCTAATTTCAGCCAGGTGTTCATCATCTCCAGGGCGTCTGCATCATCCTTGGCTTTCGGCAGACCGAAGGCGTTTTCCATAACAGCAGTGAAGTCGGTCATGATCTTGGCCAGTGCCGTCTTCATTACCTTCTGTTTCTCGGGGTCCTTTACATTCTTGGCGTAGTTATACCGCTCATCGGTTAGCTCGTTGAAGTTGTAGTCGACAGCTGGGATGCCCGGGAAGAGTCCTGCCCGGTACCCTTTGGCGCCTCCCCATAGGTCATATACCTTGGCTACCCCTAAGCGCAGGGCGTTCTTTAGCGCCTTAGTCAGCCGGGATAGCACTTCGGCCTTGTTGCCAAGTAGGGAGAACGGCATATTCCTGAATATGGCTGATCTCTCTTCGTAGTCTATATCTTCCTTTTCGGAGATGACAGAGCCGTTTCCAATGCCTGTTATTGCCCGCTCAGGCTTTGCTGGCTTCATTTTCTTGGGTTTGCCGAGCCCCAGCCCTCTCTTTTGGGCTTTTGACGGCGTACGGCCTGCGCGAGCCTCTATTTCGTCATTAAAATATGATTCTATCAGAGCTATTACATCGTTATCGTTTTCTATTGGGAATCCCATCCCATTTAATTCTGTTAGGGTATCTGGCGTTGTGCCTTCGCCCTCTTTAGCCCAGAGCCAGGGGAGGAATTTTAATTTGGAGTATTCTCCTTTTTGGCGTAATCCTGGCTTTAACTTACCAGTCAGGAACGATTTCAACGGCCTCTTTCTTCCTTGCTCTTCCTCATTTACAGCTTTTTCCATCTCTTCACGCATGTCATCGGCTATCTCCTGCAGGTGCGCGTATGTCCACATCTCGGTTTTCTTTACGTCCTCTATGTCTTCCCCGAGTTCTTTGGCGATCTGCGCCAGGGTCTTGCCTTCGTCAAGGTATTTCTTCAGGAATTCCCGTTCTGATTCTAAAAGCTGGCTGGTTATATCAGGGGTGTTTAGTAGCACCATCTCTTCTTTATGCTGCGCCTGGCGAGGCTTAGGAGTCTCTTCGCCTTCCGGTCCTGCGGCCACGGCGGTCTTGGGTGGCTTGGCTGGGGGCACCTTCCCCTCACCTGTGGGTATAAGTTTTGTTGGGCTCTCTTTAGCACTGGCTAATTCCATGTGTACATGCTTTGGAGTCAAGCTTGTATCTTCTACATTCAGTCCTACCTGTTGAGCTGCGGCCACAATATCTTCTTGAGATATTCCTGTTGCTCTCCAGTCTACATCCGCCGCCTTGCCCTGCAAGTGTACGCTCTTTTCTGCGGGGGTGTAGCCTCTTTTCTTAAGGTTTTTATTATACTTCTCTGTCCGGTATCCACTACTCACTGCAAGGCGAGTTTGCAAGATATCCTGCATCTCGTTCATTTTATCTATAAGTTCCTGGTCTACAAGTATCTGATCTTCCGGTAGCGGTTCCTCTTGCTGGTTAAAATCTGCCTTGGTAAGTGGGCGTGGATGCGTTAATCCGCCGGCTTTTGGTTGCTCTCCTTCTCCAAGCATCTTGCCCTTTAGCTTGGTTAGCTCTCCTGTATATACCGTCAGTTGCTTGCCGTCCTGCAGGCGCACCTTGTTGGGAACGAGGTTACCTTCGGAGTCATAGACAGGCAATACTCGATATTCCTTTCCCTTAGGAAGATTCACTATCTCGCCTCTGGTGTTAAATATATTGACAGCTTCGTCCATGCGGAATATCTTTATGCCCTTGAATTCTAACTGCGGGACGCCTGTTTCTTTTGTCATCTTCCCGAAGATAGGCTGACCTTCGCCAAGTAGGGCTTGCTTCATTCCGGGGGTTATGGTGAGGGATTGCTGGGTTTCTCTGCCGGATAGCTCTCTTTCATAAAAAGCCACTATTCTTTGTGCTCCCTCTATTACCCTCTTAGGAATACCTTGCCCTACATCCATCTCGTCTGCCAGAACCAGATCTCCGTTAGAATCATAAAACCCTATCGTATTTCCTTCAGGGGAGATCTCTGGTTCAAGATTGTATTTTCTTAATTCGTCAAACTCAAGATTGAACCTGGACCTTAAATCCTCTTTCGTTGGTTTATTAACAACGTTTATCTCTACCGCCTTCACCTGCGCCCCGAATTTCTTGGCGTAGTCGTTGAGCCAATTAGGTATCTGCTTATCATATAGGTTTATAGCCCAGAAACCGCCGACCTTGAGGTTCTCGCCTTCGATTACTCTTGTGTCTTCGTATTCTTTAGTAGTGCCATAATACTTTGGGAATTCTTTTCTGGTCATCTGCCTACCTTCATTGTTTCTTATTCTCTCTGCTATTTCTTTGCCGAAGTAGTCGTCGAGTTTTTTATCATTCATATCCTTAGACTCAAGTATCTGGTCATTTTTTATTATCTCTACTTCGGTATCGTCTACTCCGTGGCGTATGTAGTGGATTTTGTCTATATACTTCGCCAGGTTATAATGGTCTTGGGTCTGCGCTCCGGTTGCCCAGGAGACCATATCGTATCCGTTCTCTGCGGCATAGCGCAGGACACGCTTCAAGGCTATCTCAAGCCAGCGTTCTACGGCTGGATGATGCGGAGCTCTTGTTTGTCCTCTTCTTAGTGCCAGCATCCAGTCGCTTTGGAATTCCTCGACGAATAAAATCTTCTCTCCGTTGGGACCTATTCTGTCGGTCATGCGGACATGGGCGAAGACATTCTTTTCATCCCAGTGGCCGCCCGTAAATTCTATGGATGGCTTGGTTTGCTTGACCATTACTGTCGTGGTTCCCGGGCGATTCTGGTCATATTCAGGGATTACTGTCTGCTGGTCCGGCAATACCTCGGTGAGGGAATAGCCTTTTCCGTCAACATAAACTCTTGTTGATCCTGGCCCGGTTATCTGACCTGGATTTCGGACGTATTGATATGGCGCATGCATGCCTCCTGTTAGAGATTGGCCTACTCCGTTTACCACGAATTTCTGGGTGTGATGCGTGCCCATTCTCTGTACTTCATAGGGGAATACATAAGCCTCGGTCCATACCACATTCCTTGAGCCTTCAAGGAATTTTAGGGCATTGAATGTCTTTTGGGTTACTCTCTTGCTGAATTCTTCCCAGCTGAGCTTATACCCTACTCCCTCCCATTGTCCTTTTTTCCCTACTGGGCATCGGAGATATTCTCTTTCAAGCCCGGCGAAGTTATGCCGAGCGCCTCCTCCGACTTTTTTTGCGACCATTGTCGTCTGTAGCTTGCTGGGGAGTTGCAGGAGCATCTCGCGATAGTTCTTTCCTCCTGGCACGATCCACTTGCTGTATTTAGTAGGTTTCTTTGCAACTACTGCCTCGAGTTCTGCGCGCGATTTGGCAGATTCAAGGGTTGTCCAGAAATCCCCGGGAGAAAGACTCGATCCGTTTGGTTTAGTAATTATAAATTTACCTCCCTCCACGTTTTCTGATGGAATTTGGGTTATCTTCCAGCCTCCTGGTTCTATGATTGATTTGGCTCCCGCAACAGCGTATGGTCTCCAGTCAAGTTTCGGGGCCGTCTGTCCTTCCGGGAGTTCCATGCGTCTATATTTATCCTCTACGGATTTCATTGCAGCATAAATTCTTCCGCCTGGGTCTGTATATTCGCCCCTATCTATGAAAGCCTTTAATTCAACGGACGTCATCATGTCTCCAGTTTCAACATCTCTAAATAATATCGGGGAATATCCGGGACCTTCTTCGTCGTTAGTTTCTATGGTCCATCCACTCTCTTGAAGCACTTTTGCCTCGGGGTACTTGGTAACATCTATGGCTACGGGTTGCTCGCCCTTCATCGTCTCTTCTATAGTCAGGCGGTTTTCTTGAAGATAATCAAGGAGCTCTAATTTATTTACTTTGTCTTTTCCTTTAAAGAAGTCCTCTATGCCAGACCATTGTATCTCTTCTAAGGATATCTGGGCGTTCCTTATTATCCCGCGCACCTGCTCTACCGATGCGTTCTCCGGCATCTTCTCTGCCAGAGAGGCCGCCATCTTACTGTAGAATATAGGCTCCAGCTCGTAGGGATGCGTTATCCCGCCAGCCATTGGTTGCTCCCCTCTGTACAGGTGGGTCAGGGGTTCGACTATTGTGTGTCCATCTATATCTATGTGAGCGGTGTTGCCTACTATGTCTATGATCTCCCCTGTTTTTGTTATCCCTTCCTCATTGGTAAAGCTTATCGTCTCTCCGATATCAGGAATAGTCGAGGGAGCTGTTTTTCCGTTAGTGCGTAGAAAATAAATCCCTCCCTCTGCCTGGCGGTTTTTATAGTAGTATTCAGCTATGGCTTGGGTTGCTATTTCAGCCAGCCTATGTTTTTGCTCTATTCTCTCCGCTATCCTCCCAGGAGTATCGAGCGCCATGTATCCGGCTTGCGCCAGTCCGCCGAATGCGGTGATCCCCAGGGTCTCCGTAAGCAGGCGTTCTGTGCCCTCTGGTGTGAATAGTGGGGCTTTAAATGGCCTGCCTTCTATGGGGGCCTGGAATACCTCTGCGAGCTCTTCTTCGAATACTTCTCCTACGACACCGTTCCAGCCTGCAGTTTTAAATGCCTTAGCGAGCGCTCCTGGGGTCTTAAATCCATGTATGGCGGCCCACTTGGCAAGGGTGGATGCTTTCAGGAATTTCATCGGCTTGGTCAGTAGCCCTCCGGCGTATTCTGTCACATAGTCTACTACCGTGGTTCCTATGGCTTTGCTTAATGCTGTGGAGAACGATATATCTTTTTCGTCCGCCAATAGTTTAGTAATGTCTGGGTGCTCGAGTTGCTCTGCGTTAGGTATCAGATAGTCTGCCGTGCGCTCACCTATCTCGGGCAGGTTAGCCATGCCTTGGGCCGCAGCTCCTATTGATACGCTCACTACCTTGCTCAGGGTCCTATTCAAGCCTTGGCGCACGGTTTCGTATATCGGCTTTTGGATCGCCTGGCGTATGGGGTTTAGCATGACGAATTCGGCTATGAAGGTTGGCATCTCACCTACCATCTTCCCTACATTATACCCCATGCCTCGCTTGTCCTCTATGCTTTGAGCGCGGTATCTATCCAATAGAGCCTGCTCTCCTCCGCTCAAGGTTTCTCCGGCTTCAGCTTTATTAGCGGCGTTCATTGCGTCTACTAATTCTACGGTGGCTTTTATTGATCCTGAGAATGGGGCGAGCTTCTCCGGCTCACTTAGTACATCGCTTACTCCTGACCACAGTTCTTCCAGGAAGGCGGGTTCTTTTTCTAAGCGTTTGAGTGCGCCCTGGTATATGTTTATGCTTCGCTGAATGTTATCTTTCTGCTTCTCCCATTCTTCAGTGCGAGAGTAGGAGTCAGCCCGGTCGAAGTATCCCTGCTCTTCTACGGTCTGGAGTTCTTTCTGCAGGCGAGGTATTTCTTTTTGGGCTATAGTTTTGCGCAGTAGATTCCAGTCTGTCTTTACTGGTGCCGTTTGGGCGATGCCTGTGAGCTTGGTCATTTCGTTTTCTACTTCCTCAACGGTTGTGGGGCGGGCGGTAGCGAGGTCAAATTGAGGCAGTTCATATAGACCGTCTCTGTTTTTTATTACAGGAGTCGCTGTTTTTATGTTAAAGTCGCTCATTTCTTTTTCTCTTGGCCTTCCATGTACTTGGCGCCTTCTGATTTTTCACTCTCTACGTAAGGCTCTATCCTGCCGTCAGGATATCCCATTGCCAGATTACCTTCTGCGTCCATCAGCAGAGTTCCTTTTTCAGGAGCCGTGCTTAACTCGGGTATCTTGTTTATTGTAAAGTCCTGTATTGCTTTATGGCTTGCTTCTATGGGGTTGCCTCCCTTAGCGGCGGTCCCCAGCAGGTTCTTGATGTTTATTACCAGCTCCTCTTCGGTGGCGCCGATACCCTTCATCCTGGATACCATTATTTTTACTGCGGCTACCAGAGGCATCATGTTTGTCGTTACGTCCAGCACTGTTCCTATTGCACTCTGTGGCTGTTCTTTTTTACGGATGGTTTCTATTCCCTTTATGTTTTTCCTTAGCCCATTCAGCAGGGGAGCCTCATCCCTGTTTACTATCCCGTCTTTGTATGCATCTGCCAGTATCTCCATTGCATACAGGGCGTCTGTTTTGTCATCTACAAATGCGTTTATCAGGTTCAGGTACTCAGTTAGCTTCTTTGCGTTCTCGGTAAGAGTTAGTTTGCCTACGCCCTTCGTTCCCCAAGGGACGCCTTGGGTAGTCTGTTTTATATCCCGCTCTAAGTTGTTGCCTATCCTCTTTACGATACCTTCTTTATATTTCAGTAAGGTTTTTAGCGGAAGACGGCCTTGCTCCTCAGGAATCTCAATTTCTTTTTGTATGTCCGCTAAGGTTATTGTATGGTTGTTTATTTTGGATAAGATATCATCATTGCGAGCTTCCTGGAATTCCTTGTTCTGCTGGACTTGGATTTGGCTATTGTAGTATATCTTCTGTTGCGATTCCTTGATAGACTTGTTCAGTTCGGTGGTGGGGAGATATCCGAATATACCTTGCTTGCCTTTCTGCAGTTCTGCCATTACCTTAGAATCTTCCTGGCGTACGCTCCTGTCCTGGGCTATAGCCATGTCTACGGCGCGCTGGCCTATTTTATTGCTTAGGTCTGTATAGGTGGCTGGGGCTATCTTATCTTTTATTCCCTCAAGCATTGTCTTGGCCTGGAGGTAGTTGCCGGTCTGTTCTATGGCCGCAAGGATAGAGGATTCTGCTACCTCCTTGGCTACTTTCTCATTCTGTATCTCCTGGGTTGCCTTATCGTATCTTCTGTTATATGGCGCTATGGTTGCCCTTGCATCTTCTATGGCCATCACAAGTTGCTTGTCGTCTCTTATCAACGAGGCGTCCATTATCTTTTGCTTTATGTTAGATTCTGTGGCGTTCTTGAAGTCTTCGTCCAGCTGGTTAGCCTCATGGGTGATTACATTGTTGCGAGTGGACATATAATAATTGTCCATCGCTGGGCTTAGTTTGCTTGCTTGGTATTGGCTGAGACCGCCTAAGTATTGTTTTTTTATCTGGGTTTCGTAGGCCTGGTCCAGCTCTACAGTAGCTCCTTTTGCCTGGCCGAGAGGTCTTAGCAGTAAGCCTTTCTTGCGAGTTACATCCTGGCCGCCGATCTGTATGGTTTCATCTTCTGGGTTAGTTAGACGATTCTGCAGATCCATGCGGAACGATGTTTCTCTTTTTATCACTTCTTTATCTTGTGCATCAATAGCCATTTGCTTTATGTGCCCGGCTATCTTTCCTATCGCTGCGCCCATATTCTGGGTTGCTTCCCCTATATTCGCACCGAATGCGTCAGGAATTACTCTCGGCATGGTTACATTGGGAGTTTGAATCGGGTCTATGTGCGGAGTTCCTATTTTTACTCGTTCTTCATATGTAGGTACTTTCATAGTGAGTACTCCTTTATGAGGTTACTTTTAGCGCGCCCATGCCAGCCATTGAACCAGCGGTTGCGAGTAGAGTACCTGCCGTGTTTATATTGGCTGCCTTGCGCGCATTCTTAGCTGCTACTCCATAACCTACGGCTTCGGATTCTAATGACCAGGCTTTAAACTTGGTTTCTTCTCCGAGCGCCCATATTCCTTTTTTAGCACGGTCTTTTATTTCCCAGCTCCTCATGTCTGCGTTAAAGCGTATCGCTATCTCATCCATCTTGGATTTATCAAAGGTATCTGCGGCGATATCGGCAGCCGTTACTCCGCCTATTCCCAGCGTGCCTACGGTCGCTCTCTGTTGTCCTGCGATTTTGGCTACCTGCCGGAATAAAGCCTTGGATTCTTCAGCTGCGGCTCCCTGCACTCCAGTGATGTTGGCTACGGCTGTTTCTTCCAGCGACTTCTTCTGTTCCTCAGCGTATTTCCTGGTGATGGCGGCCTGTTGCTGGGACAGGTATTGCTGGTATTGATACATCTTGGCGGTCGCCTTGCCTTGCGCATATTGCCCGTAGGCAGTTACAGCGCCCGATACAGCGATCATAGATACTGCTACGATTACCCAGCTCATTTGGTCTCCTCTGTTATTTTAAATGCCTCTTTAAATAGTTTATCCATATGTTCTTGGTCAAATTCTGCGTATGATTTAGAGATGATCTCCTCTTCTATCTTTACCAGATCCGTCTCTTGAGTTACGTGTATGGTTACCCATATGGTGTCTTCATGGATATATAGCACTCGTTTTGTGCCGGCTTTGGTTACGCCGTAGTATGGGGCCTTGATCCTGACTATCCCCTCTTCTGTGAATACAGAGACATCGCCTTTCATCACAAAGTAGGGATGGGTTATTTTGTGTAGTTTAGATACTATCAGCATGCCTTTGGGCATAAATATTTCTCGGACATAAGCGCCGTCTACAAAGGTGTGCTTCAGAGGAAAGCAGTCTCCGCGCATAGCTCCTGGGATACTTTCTATGGCGGCCTGCATGGTAAGTATTTTTGTTCTTACCATCATAGGGTTAGGTTTTATTTTTAGGTCGTTCATCTTTTAAATGTGAAGTATTGAAAAGGTGCTTGTTCTATGCCGTATGGCACTACAGGTCCTATTTCTGCCCTGCACCACTTCAGCCATCTTATTGATTGAGTGTTGTTTATGTCCACGTAGTTCTCAAGTATCGGATAAAAGCTCAGCATCAGGTTTATAAAATATCTCGAGTGTTTTAAGAACGCTCTTTGTATCTGCTCTAAATCCGGGGATGCCAGGAGCCATATCGTAGCTGTGTTTCCGGTTATGGTGAGCGGCACTATACCGAACATCCCCACTGGCTTTTCGTTATGCTCTATGGTGAAGCAGAGGATGGAGTGCGTGAATTCGTATAGCAGGCCATCTTCCGGGGTCCTGTGGTGAGATTTCCATATTTCGTTTATATCGGATAGTCGGAGGTTGGGGGCGAGCTCAAATACATCTTCTACCTTGGCATCCCTGACTACCGCAAGTTTTGTCTTATAGTAGAGTTTGGTTGTCTGCATTATAATACTTTCGATGTGCCACCTATAGTCACGGTTGGTATCAGTGCTGCTATGGTTACAGGAAGAGGGTCGAGTTGACGGTAAAACATCCGTCCGCCGTCCGCATACCCTCCTGATAAACTTTCTGCATGATCGCCTGAGAATAACTCAAGCGGGTCGTCATATGTAGACCTTGTAGTTGCCGCTATCTCGAACAGGTCGTTTTCGTTTGGCCCTAACCAGCCGCCCCTTGAGTTTAGGAATCTTATTATTACGCTGGAGATTTTAACTTTTCTGCCTTGGGCTGTTCCGTCCGGCAAGTTTACCTCTACATTTAAGGTTTCCATATCTGCGATATAAGGCAGACCTACTTGCACTACGCTGTAATCTGCCCCGAGGGATATCGCTCCGCTAACCACTATTTTTCTGGCAAGTACATTACCGTCAGCTAATACAGATACAGTACAGCCTTCAAGATGATCCAACCCTATTATCGTGGCGGTAGGCGCTCCATCATAAGTTATACCGCAGTCTACGAAGAACTGATCCTCGGGCTCTGCGGATACCATGCGTTGAGCCATTCTTTCTATATAGCGATTACCGCCTCTGTTTACCGATACCCAGAGCTCATCATATCCGCTACCTCTTATTGTGCATAATGATTCGAAGCTGGCTTCTAAGGCTGTGGCTACCCAGTTGCCAGCCGCTAAGTCTACAGCAAAAGATGCGTCGGCTGTATGACCGATCTTACACAGATAAGTCGCATCTTCGTATTCTACCCAGTTTCCTGCTACATATGCGGTTCCTGTTACCCAGGGTAGTGCGTCGGAGCGATAGGTATCGTGCCAGGACCAGGCTATGATCTCCTGCTCGCGCATGTAGGTCATTGACAGCAACAGACCGTCGTTTCTTATTGCCCAGACTATCTTGTCCGGGTTCTGCTGGTATGCCATGTCTACTATGGTGTGTCCTGTGAATAGATGGTTTGAGAATATGGTCAGGTCTGCGCCTTCGAAGGTATCTGATGTCAGCACAAAACCAAGGTCTCTCATGATTGAGCCGGTGGATTGGATATATATTGCGCGGTTACCTACCAGGAGCGGCCTTATACCATAGGAACCTTCCCAGCCGTGCACTTTGTTGTACACGGATGTTGGGGATATCGGTCCGGAGCTTGAGCGGATACTGCACTCATTTGATAAGGTTAAGGCTACCAGTTCACCAAGAGGTACGAGTCCGTTTATGCCGTTTACTTTTCTTGATGGTAGAGGGCTTGATATCGCATCGGAGTCTACCAGAGGAGAGCTTCTTGAGAAATCCGTATAATCCCCTGTCTGGGTCATCCAGTATGTCTGGGGTTCATCGTAGGTATTGGCGAATACCAGGCGATCCTCGGGATGAAACTCTACCACTGCAGGCCAGCCCCGGTAGTCGCTCCAGCTGCCTTCAGCCCAGTCTATGGTGTCAGTTGTCGCTCCGCAGTTTCTTAGTACGTCTGCCGTTGCTGTTGCTCCACCTGCGGCTACTGCGGTTATCTTCACTATGCCGTTTTGGTAGTATGGGTCTGAGGTCAGGTTTGCATTACAGGTTCCGCTTGTATCTGCGGTACAGTTCAGCCTAACCAGGAATGGGTCGGCGTTATCAGACATATCTTCCGTTCCGTAGGTGTTGGCATTGAAGTCATCAGCAGAGGAGAATTCTCGAAGCATGGTCCAGGTTGAACCACCGTCTGTTGATTTTTCTATCCTTATGGTCATTGTCCAGGTACCGTGGGTTATTAGTCGCCAGGTTCCTCCGCAGGTTATTGAGCCTGTGGCTCCTGTTCCGGTTATACCTACAGTTAAGGCCTGCCCCTCGATGTAGTGGATGAGTTTCCATATAGAGCCGACATGGTAGGCATCAAAAGTAAATCCTGTGGCGGTGAGGGTTTTCCCTGTGCCGGTTACGGCGGATATCTTAAGAAGATTTGATTCATCAACGTTACCAAGCATAAATGGTCCGCCTTGGTAGTCATAGGCGTTCGCTTCCCAGTTTAGGTCGGCGTGCCTCTCTATTTGCATGGGGGCATGATCTGGATGAGTTACATATAGTACGTCTGCGGATTGGGTATAGTTTAGCTCTCTCAGCTCGTCTTCAGCGTAGGGAGTTGCTATTTCATACATAGCTTGGTTGGTCCAGTAGGTTGTTTCTGCCGGAGGAAAGTGGTTGGTGTTTTCTGCTGCTCCTGCTGATGCGAGTATGCAGGTATATAGTTTAGCGTTGGCGGTCAGGGCTGTGGCGCCCAGAGTTACGCCTGCTGTGGGCCTGGCTGCGGCGTAGGCGGCGTTCTCGGTTACATACCAGTCGTCAATAGAGGCGTTTGCGGCTCTTAGAGCTGCTTGGATCAGGGATGCCTTGTTTTTAGCGGCCGTGGCATTAGCCAGGCTTATGGTTATCAGTCCTGCCACATAAGTCACGGCCAGAGTATCACCTGCAGCTATCGCTACGGCTACAGTCTTTCCGGTTACGCTTTCTCCGTATGGAGCAGATACATGCAGTCTTTTTGTAGTTCCGCAGTTCAGGGATATATATGGGCCTACCTTTACGAAGTTTACCGCATCGGTTGTGTAGGAGGTTACTGGATTGAAATTTGCGGCATCGGTTGCCGTGTATAATATCGGGGCGCCGTTCTTGTAGAACCGGCAATAATATTCCCCGAATTCTATTACATAGGCTTGAGTGGTTGAGAATTCAAAGGGAATCACTCGGATCGCCTTGTTGGCGGTTTTCCCTGTGGCTATGTACTTAAAGCCCGGACGGTTAGAGATACCTCCATGGGGGTGGATTATGAAGTTCCTCAGCTTGCGGGCGCCTATGGCGTACTTGGCTAAGTCAACGCGCGAATATAGCGAAGGGGCGAATTCTCCTCCCGAGAACGACGGCTTTATTCCTGTGACTGGTTGCATGGGTTATGGGTCTCCTTTTAGAAGAAGTTAAGGGGCCATTCCTGGCCCCTTAACTTAAGTATCTTTAGACAGGTATCTCTTCCCAGGTTACTGAATAGCCCATAACCATCGCTGCCATTCCAAGTTACTACATCCCCGGGGACATAGATTATATTTGAATTATATGGTTCGTCAATATACAGCGCTTCCCTTAAACCTTCATCGCTTACAGTTTGTTCAAGGGTTACATTTCTCTGTAATAGAGTGCTGGTTGCACCTACGGTAGCTGTTCCTGAAACGGAGACAGCAGTCTGATGAGATAGCGGAGCAAATGAGGCAGTTAGCATTGCCTCTGCTTTACCTGTGGTCGCTGCTGTAAATACTACCTTAAAAAATATTATGCCGGCAACATTAGCGGTAAATATACCGACTGCAGTTGCAGAAACTACGGAAGCCGAAGTCGCTGCCAAATTCGCTTTACAGGTCCAGGCATACCAAGTTGCTCCGTCTATCGAAGCATAAAACGATACCGTCCCTGTCCATGTCCCCATAAGTTGTATCCCCACGACTCCATGTCCGTTGAGAGTAATCATTACTTCATCATTCGCCCTGCTCATTCTACCGTATACGATAGTCGGGGATGGAATAACCGATTCAACTCTTACTCTACCTTTATTGGTTAGATCCTGGCTCCCCAGAAGAGCATGGAGGAGGGTGTCGAAGGTTAGGATTTCTCTTACAGGATAATTCGGGGATTCTTTTTCGTGCTGTTGCAGAGGACCCTGATCACCACAAATTGAATTTCCTGGGTTGGTGTTTTTTGATAACTCTTCAATGCTGGATTTTATATCAGCTAAGTTACCGTCCTCTTTGGCGGGGTTGATGATCTCCCCAAGTGCATTCTTTAGGTATGATATTACTCCCTGAAGCGGATTCGGCATTTATACCTCTACGATGGTTGTCCTTAGGTTATCTACTCCTCCAGATATTGGTCCTCCGGCTGCCTCTAATATGCTTTTGCTCTTAGCCGCCTCAGTCTTTGCTACCTCTCCTTCTTTGGCCTCAAAGGTTATGCGCTGAGACCATTTTGTGTTTTCTATGCCGCAGACCCTGCCTTTTAGTTTTATCTCTACCTCGTCATCAAGGTCTAAGCCTAAGCCCTCTACTACCGACAGGGGCAGGCTCACCTCGGGGTATTTTATTTTGTTCTTCTGCGCTTCAGGGCTTGTCGGGCTGTCGTATATATTTTTATCTTTCTCACCTAAGCTTTTCATTTGGTCTCCTCTGTTTAGCCCCGGGAGTCTACGATATCAGACTTCTCGTTGGATTCGTGGGCTTTGTTACTTTCATATGAGCTGTGCCTGTGAGCCTCACTGCATAAGGTGTTAAATATCGTCAGCTGGTCTTTTGCCATGTCCTTGTCTCCGCTTAGGGGCATCGCCAGTTCTGCGGCCAGCCTGTGCGATAGGGTGGTTATAAAGAAGCTGTCGAATTTTGTTACATCAGCTACGAGGTAGGTGTACTCTGCATATGCGGTCTCGCAGTCTGTCACTATTATGTTCTGGTTGGTCGTAGGGTCATAGAGTACTTCAAATTTTTCTCCTACATCCTGGTCAAGAGTGCCGGCGTTGAATACCAGGCGCACGGCTACGCATTGGGCTGGCATAGCATAGGCGTATTCGTATATCAGCGGGGTGTAGGTGGCTACCTCCGCCAGGGCTACCTGCGTTTTGGCGAAGCCCCAGTTGTATCCTCGCAGGGTCTCTTTAAGTACGAAATCCCAGGCGCGCAGTGCGGCTTGGCATTGAACAGTTACCTCTACCAGAGATTGGATGGGCTTCGCTGCTACGTGCGATAGAGAAAGATTTATTATGCTTACTTGGGTTGGGGCAGACATGTTTTCTCCTTTATTTTTCGTTCACAGTAGGACAGGAATGCTATCCATATCAGCACTGTGTTCGCTACCCTTGTAGGAAAGTGAATGCTCATATCTATTGTTATCAATGACAGGCATATCAGCAGTAGCTTTTCTTTTCGTAAGCGATAGAATAAAAAGCCTAACGCGCCTATCATAAATACAAAGCCGGGGTATCCGCATTCAAATAATACCTGCAGGAAATCGTTGTGTGCGGTTACCCAGGACCAAGTCTTCAAGCCCGATAGAGGAAAGAATATATCTTTGTATGTGCCGATGCCCCAGCCCGCTATGGGGTGTTGGTTGGCAAGTTTAATTGTGATATCCCAGACTGGTAGCCTGCTGGCCAGGGGGTTATGGAGAATTGGGTCGGTGTAAATACATAGAATTAGGACGAGTGATAGAACCGACAGTAGGACGGCTTTCCAGCTTATTCCTTTTATCGCTATTATCAATGCCAGTGCTACCAGGAGAAAACTTTCCGTCTGCATTCGGCTTCCTATTACTCCGTGCGATATTATTGTCTTGCCGGCGGAGAAGTTTAGCAGGCTGTCCTTGCCTAAGAATTGCATGGCCATAAAGAATATATTGAAAGCTACGAGGGCGAGTACGGCCTTGAATATGATATTCCAGTCCTTGATCCTGGTGCATAGGATATAAAAATAACAGCAGGCCATCAGGTTTACGTAGGCGGTGAATGCTATGTAGGGGGCTCGGCTGATAAAACAGTTTATCAGGGCTCCGATGGCTATCGCTTTTATGAATAAGTTGGTCTTGAGGAAGAGTATGCAGAAACCAGCGAAGCTCGCCAGCACTGCCATCATTACCCAGAGGTGGAAGTTCGGGTTGGGTATATGAAATGGTATCGGCGGTATGAGTGCATAAAAAATTATCAGCGTAGCGACGCCGTAGGCCTTTATTTTATCCATTAGCAAAAGGGCCGCTTTTTAGGCGGCCCCTTACCTTTGTTATGCCTGTCCTACGACTACGCTATTGGTGCCTATCACTATCCAGCCTACACTGGTGTCAACAAATAACAGTGTCGCTGAATCTAACGCCGCATCAAAGTACAAGGTCGTGAATCCTGTCTTGGTCGCTGGTGTAAGCGTAAAGGTTCCTGATCCGCTTACCGCCGTTATGAATATAGTCAGGATTTGACCGGGCGTGCCGTTTGCCAGTGTGCCGGTGGTGAAGCCGGACGCATCGGTTATGGCTTTTCTTACCAGTGAATAGCTCGTAGGGATAGTCGTTACGCTGGTTGCTATGGATGTGGCTCCGCCAAAAGTGGTTCCAGCTGCCTGTAGGTAGCTTGGCACTACTTTCTTCAGCAGGCCGTATGTGTCTGTCTCACCCCAGTTATTCGCGTCGCAATAGCCTAAGGATACTATCGCCAGCATTATAACCAAGGTCAGTAGGAATGTTCTTCTCACTTATCCTCCTTTAGGATTAGGCGGGCTCATCGCCCGCCATTATCCTCTTGGTTATTTTATCAGGTCCATAGTCTTGGCAACATCCAAGACGATGTGCGCGTCCATTGCGCCTGAATCCATTGCTGCGCTGAAAGTATAATACACTCTCAGGTACCTATAGGCTCCCGAGGGTATGACGGCGTCAAGAAGAACAACGCCTACTGCCCCTGCGGCCGTGGCCGCTCCTGCCGCGATGGTGATCGTCGGTCCGGAGATCAAGGTCTTCAGGACCGTCGCAAACCCGGAGTCTGTGTCCGTCTCCAGCTTCGCTATGATCGTTCCGCCGCCTGCGTCTACATAGGCGGTTGCGATCCTTACTCTGATCCGTGCCCCGGGCGATATGGCATCACCTGCGGCGAGTGTGTCGATGAAGCTGGTCGATGCGCCGGTGTTCAGTATCGCTTGAGCTTCGCTTAGTGCTAAATATTTGTCAAGCATGTTATTTTCTCCTTCTTCGGTTGCGTTGCTTTGGGTTATGCTATTACTGCTTCAAGGTTATGAATCTGGTCAATACGGCGAATCGGTATATCCTGGAATGCGAGGGTCGGCCTCTTTAACCCGGAGATTGGGCTCAGCCAATCCTTCAGGGTTATGTAGGTATTCGACTTATTGAACAGCTTGACTCTGATCATAGCGCGAACCCTGTTATTGCAGTAGAACACTGGGCGCACGGTGCCGTTCGACGGTAGTTTGTCTATGGCGATGGACATCTGCTTCAGGAGATTGGTGGAGGTATCTGCTACGTCTCCTGCTGTTTCAAGGGCTGATATATCGATGTTGCAGATACGTACTACGTATCTCCAGTCCTTTACTGCGATACCGGCTTTCCACTGGAAGTGGGTCCTGTACGCCTGGAAGGGCTTGCCGTCGCTGTCATTGACGGTCTGCTCTCCGAGGTCTTGTACGTCTAAGCCGGCTTTGGAGCCCTTGGGGAATATCCCGGCTATGGTCGATGGTGACCATCCTACGAGCCACATCGAGGTGTTATCTGATCCTGCCCCGGCCGCTGAGATCACGTTCCCTGCGGTTGTGGTACCGGTCGTGGCATAGTACCTGGGAGCTAACCCGACGAATTCCTCCGGGTCTACTGAGGTATCGCCGTAGATCAAGGTCTTGGCGAATTCCTGGTTCATCGCCTCGATGTGCGCGATGTCTTCGGTGTACCTAAACTCAGCCGTGTTGCCGTTGAGTTTAGCCAGATCCTTGTCTATGGTGGAATAGGCTTCCATCATACCGCAGACTTCGGTGACCTGGTTGCTCTGGGATTTGGTCGAGGTAACGCCCTGGTTTAGAAGCCTCCAGGTCGGAGTAGGCAGCGATGCACGCACGGTCACCTTGTGTCCTGTGGGCAGGTTGCCTTCGATAAAGGTGATGTCATCGAGTATCTCGTTATACTCGTTGAGTGTTTCTACTACTGCGGCAATCTTGCCGTCTGGGTCTACCCTGCGCGCCCAATCTAAGAGCGTCAGTCTGTCAGATGATAATACAGGCATGTGTTTTCTCCTTTTTGGTTATGCTACGTTCTCCCTTGGTTAGGATATAAAATGTCCGCCTTGGGTTTTTCTCCTGCCGGTGTTGCCGGTGTTCCTGTCACTAACTTATCCTCCGATATCATCTTGCCGAGGTTGATCAGGTCTGTGATAAAAGCCTTATTGTTGGAGAGCCCTGATGCGTCAAGCAGTTCCCTGGTTTCCGCAGAGAGGCACTTGTCTCTTATCTTGGCGACGAATACAAGCTCTTCCTGGTATTTGGGACCAAGGGCTTTTACGGTTTCGTCGTAGTCCTTCTTCTGCATCTCCTTGAAAGCGGCAGCCTGGTTGTTCAGTTCCATGTTGCGTATCTCGATGAATTTGTCCACCAGCTTCTGCGCATTCCCTTGGGATAGCCCTACCTCTTTGAAGATAGGGGTCACCAGGTCAAGGGCGGCCTGGTTCAGGGTGACGCCTTCGGGTGCCTTGAATTCATACTTCTCGGGCACCTGCTTTGACTTGGCGTCAGCATCAGCTTTCACTTTTGCGTCCGCCTGCTCCTTTACCACTATGGCTTTCTTGGCCAGATCCTCCGCGGACAGTTGGTCCTCGGGTGTTTCAAGCAGGCGCTTATCTTCTGTTTCTTTGACCTGCTGCGCTGCTTTAGCGGCATCATCAAGGACGTTTGGTTCCCCTGGTGCTGGCGCGGCCTTGCCTGCTTCTGCAAGCAGGTTCGGGTCTGTCGGTTTTACTGCTGCTGCCCCTGGGATTGGAGTTGCAGGGGGTGTTACGATTGGTTCAGGCATCTTAATCCTCCTTGGCTTGGTTCTTAGAGTTTAAGGCGCTTAGGTACTCATTCTGCATCTTGGCGAAAGCGGTTATGTCAGCCTCGTTTATTTCTATCAGCAGGCTGAGCCCGACATTCCTTTGCCCTTCGCTAAAAGCAGTCTGGTTGGAGTTAAGGCTGAAGGAGTTATGAAATATCCCGCAGCGCCCTAACTGCCTCCAAAAATACCTGCGCCCCTCTGGCGTTTTTAATATCTTACGTAGGTCATCTATATCCTTCAGCCGTTCACGTTTCTGCTCGGCGGTTATTTTTTTAAGCTGGGCCTCTGATTCAAATACGTTCTCGTCTGGCATTATTTTCTCGTCCTCGTTGTGTTCTGCTCGATGCAGATCGCCGGGCGCTCTATCGTTCCCAGCCCATGGCTGGTTATCAGCACGCTCTCGGATGATAGAAAAGTCTTCTTGTATATCCTGCAGCGCTTATGCTGGGCGAGGGTGTTGAGTTCCTCCAGCTCTTCACAGCTGTCGCAGTATCCCGGGTTTCTTAGTATCAGTTCTGCCATGTTATTTCTGCTGCTCGTTGATTGCGCTTGTCAGTTTATCCAGGGCGCTTCCCGCGCCTACTGGGGCCTGGCTCATGCTCTTTACTGCTCCGGCGCCTTTGTTGGCGGCCTCTGCCATGGCCAGCATGCTTTCCTGTTTCTGGGCATTGGCGAGGGCATCCGCTTTCTGCTTCCTTAGGGCGGCTATCTTTTCCAGGGAGTTGATTATACTTGAGGGCACGCCCATGATCTCGGCTTTCTTTCGGTTCTTCTCGTCGAAGTTGATTATATCCAGAGAGTTGGGGTTGATGCTCGCCTCCTCCATAATGCCTGCGGCCCAGGCGTCTATGGCTTGAATCTCTATCATCTTCTGCGCTTGGGCGAGGACAGAGGTGTATTGTATCTTTATCTCCATGCCCGCTATCTCCTGCGGGGGCTCGGGGAACAACCCTTTGCGTACGCAGATAGCGAAGGTGCGCTCTATCAGGGATTTGATGAATTCGTCTCCCTGCCAGAGTTCCAGGAGCGGCCCTACCTTAGAGACTCTCTCGCTTTGTTTCTCGGCTATCTCGTAGGCAGTCACCGGCTGTCCGCTCTGCTCCGCGTTTATCATCATCAGGAACAGGTCGGCAAAGAAGAATTTCTTGATGGTCTGCTTGGTTTCGTTTATCGATGCGTCCAGGGCGGCGATGTCGAGGTTTACCTGGTAGGTTTCTTTTACGCCGGCGTTGGGAAGCTGTGCCGAGAAAGTCGTTATGCCTCCTGCCAGGGTATTCACGTCTCCTACTACGGAGGCGTCCCTCTGCAGGGGCGGATTGGTCTTTTTGTCCAGGGCTATCAGCAGGTTCTTCTTTTTCTTCTGCAGTTCCTTTACTGCGCCTAAGGCTTTCCAGCCGGAACCGCCTTTGCCGTAGGCGTCTGCGTTAGTGGTTATTTCCCAGCGGGGGGCCAGGATAGGCATCTCTTCGTATCCGCCGATGCGCAGGTAGTTGTTCCCGCCGTCTCCGTCTTCCCAGTATACCGAGCGATAGGGCATGTTTGAGTAGTCTATCATGAAGGGGATGCGGTCGTCGTTGGTCTCGATCATGTGGTTTACTTTGTGCCAGGTGTCGGGCGAGTTGCCCTGGTACTCCGCTTGCACTGTGGGCGAGCAGTTACCGATGCCGAACATCTCTACCATCTGCCCAGTCTTCATCCAGAACCTGTGGTAGAAGCCGTTCAGCCTGCCCTGGGCATCTCGGCTTAGGTAGTATTCGCCTGCGGTAAAGTTGTAGAGCCTGATTACGGTATGGGGGTCTTCTTCTACGTAGGCGCATGCCGTGCTGAATACCGACAGCTCTTTCCACATTGAGGTCAAGACGGGGTATGTGTTGGATTTCTGAAAGACGTCGCGCATGGTGTCGTGGCAGTCTTCAAGCCAGAGCCTGACGTCTTCGATTTCCATCACTGCGTCATCATCCAGGTATAGCCTGAACCACGGACGGGCTGGCGATGTGAAGCCGCTCTGCATGCCTGCCGCGAAGGTGTCTGTGTCAAGTGTTGCCTCTTCGTCTACCAGCGTCTTGTGGTCTATCTTGCTCCCCTGGTTGGGGGTTACCTCGTTGAAGAAGCCTTTTGTGGGGTATATGTAGGTTGCCAGCTCCTTCCAGGTCGGCTCCCAGCTTGCTCCCTCTGCTTTGATTGCGTTGGCGCGCTTTACCAGCTTAGTCTTATCAAGCTGTGTGTTGTAGAATTTCCCCGGGGTTATAGTCTTTACCTCTGCGTCTTTATTTACGAGTGCGCTTGGCATGGTTTAGCTCCCTAAGGTTACCTTCTTATCTCCGCTTCCCAGGTTAGGCATTAGGTCTATGCCTGTGCCTGCTACGCCTCTGGGTGAGGTCTTGACGGTTGACATATAGCCCGCCCTTATAGCTGCCAGCTTCTTGCGCTTATCAGCTGCCGCTACGGTTGTGGGCTCTGGCGACATGGGCGTGGGAAGAGGGTCTATCTTTGGCGCTGGTTCTACTGCCGGGGCTGCCGGGGTTGCCGGTGGTTCGTATTTGGGTGATCCTCCAAAGCACATGGAGCTCTCCTTTGTTAGTCTAATACGTTCTGGTTAATTTGGTCTGCTCCGACCGCCATCTCTGCTGTCTCTTGGCCGAGCTGATTTTTTTTTCTTACCGGAAAGGCAAAGGTCAGCGCCAGTGCGTCTGCGTTGCCTGGTGAGGCAAGCCCGCGCTTGCGCATGCTCTCTTTGCTTTCAAGGACGATCTGGCTCCTTAGGTTTAGGTGGCTCTCTGGGCCTGTCAGGTCGTCTATCAGTTGCTGATCCTTGGGCGTACAGCCTCCCTCTATCAGCCATTGCTTCATCAGGCCCCACATTTCTGCCCGCTTGTTAGCGAAGCCTGCCGTGTTGCTCTTGGCCCCGAAGGCTACCAGGGTCCACTTACGGTTTAGGGTCTTGCCGAATGAATATATGCCTGTGCCGTAGCCTTGGTCTATGAATACGCCGTCAGCTTTCTCTGCGTCTTCGTGCTTGGCGAGGGCGCCGGCTATCACGCTATCGTCATCGTTCTTTTGGAATTCTGCGAGCTTCTTGCTTACCAGGCCTTGGCGGAGATATATCACTATCTTGTCTCCTCCTGTCCAGGCTGGGTCAAGCCCGATTATCTTGGATGCGTAGTAGTAGCTGTGTTCGCCTATCTTGCGCCCGGAGGCTGCCTCGGCTATGTTTGTGGGTATGAATTGCAGGTCGCTTGCCTTGGGGAATTTACCGAATATATGGACCAGAACCCAGTCGCTCTCCAGCCCTAAGTCCTCGATCCACTGCCTTACCTCTTCCTGGTTGACGAGCTGGCTGGTGCGTATATCTATCTGCCAGGTCTGCCAGCGGTGGCGGAATTTGCCCCAGCATTCGCGGAAGCGCCCGGTGTTGCGGGTTGGGTTGCCGCTTACCAGCCATATTATCTCGGTGTCTTTGTCGGTTAGGGCGCCTTCTGCTACCTCCCATATCTTGTCCGGGATGGCCGAGGCTTCGTCAAATATCAGTATTATGCGCTTGCCTTTGTTGTGCAGGCCTGCAAAAGCCTCTACGTTCTCTTCGCTCCAGGGCACTTGGTCCATGCGCCAGGTGCGCTCGTGCTCCTTGTCTTTGGCGTATATGGCGGTGGCTGTCAGTACGAACCACGGCTTGGCTATGCAGAGCCGGAACCACTTGGCGAGCTCGCTCCATGTCTTGGTGCGCAGCTGGGTGTCTGTGTTTGCGGTCACTACGCCTCTGGTGTCTGCGGCTGTGGTCATGCCCCATAGCATAATCCAGGCTACCAGGGCGCTCTTGCCTGGCCCGTTGCCTGCGCTTATGGCTATTCTTAGTACTATGCTTACGGCTTGGGTTGGGGTGATCCTCCCTGCCTGGAGTTGGGTGGTCAGGTATTGCAGGACCTCGGTCTGCCAGGTATCGGGGCCTGTGTATTTTTCCAGCTCACTGCCCGGTTCGTTCCAGGGGAAGGCGTATTTTACCCAGCCTAAGGGGTCGCGTTTGAATTTTAGGAGGCTGTCTAAGACGTCTTCTTGGAGCTTGTTTATTGCGGCGGGGTCTACGATGCCTTTGGGGGATTGGTTGCCTGTGGGCATTATGGTTGTCCTCCGGGCGGCGCTTCTTTCATTCTTTCCTCTGCGGCCTTGTAGCGCGCTGCCAGCTCGCTTAGCCCGGGTACTTCGTGTATGTCTACGAACATTTTGAGGTAGCGGCCGAGCAGTTCATAGGCGCGGTGGGCGTCCATTAGTTTTATTTTTTTTGTGTAGCCAATTAGTTTTCTGTCTTTGCCTTGGCCATCCCATAGCTCCTCTGTGGTTATTTCGAGGATTGCTTTCTGTATGAGCTCGGGCATGTCGTGTATATTTTTTAGGGTGTTGGTTCCTGGATCGTAGGCGTCGGCTATGTTTGCTGCGGTGTTTTTTAGTAGGCCGTCTGTTATATATTTTATTTCTAATTTTACTCTGCTGAATTCCTCGAGGAGTAATTCATTGATGCGTGCCTTGATGTAATCATTCGTCATTAACCTTCCAGCATTCTGTCTTGCCCCGTCTTCGCTGTATCCCGCTCTGATATAAGCCTTTGTCTGGTTTCTGTCTTTAATATACTCTAAGCAGAACAGCTCTTGGTTGGGGTTTAGCTGATAGGTGGGTTCTTGATTTTCTGGTTTGGGTTCCATGTTAAAGGCTTAACATAAAAAAAGCCTTTTGTCAATAGTTTTCTTTTGTGGGGTTTGTGTGGTGGGGTAGGGTTGTTCTTTTAGTCCTTCTTTTGTTTAGGGGCTTTTAGGCTCTACCCCGACGGAGATTTTTATTGCTTATCCGGTAGGTTGCGCTGGTCATAAGCATCGGAAATACGCAGTGGCGGATTATGCCGTCGCTCCCTTGATGCCATCCGTAATTTTTCTTTGTGGTGTCGTAGGCCCTTTTGCATACCGTGCAGATTGGTCTTTTATCTTTCATGGTCCTGCCCCTTCTTTTTTAGTGATAGAGGTTTAGGGAGCGCGATATCTGTATCTCTTTGTGGTTGAGACGTTGCTCTTCCTTTACGTATCCGGCGTGTTCCGGAGTGCCCATGGCTGCTATCAGCAGCTGGAAGTTTTCTTCATATTTTTTTTTGACGGCTGTTAGGCTTGCTTGCGTGTATTTCTTTTTCATTGAGTATTTGCTCTTGCCCTTGCTGGCTTCGGTGGTCTTTTTCTCCTTTTTCACTTCTGCCTCCTTTGCTGGTCCTCAAAGAAAGCCTTGACCAGCTCTGCGGTCCTGGCGTGGTGGCTGCCTATGTGCCAGTCGGTTATCTTGAGGATCGGGGTGCCGGCTTGCCCTAAGTAGCGCGGTCCGTCCTTGTAGTTGTATATGGTGAAGGGTTCGCCTGCTATCAGTCCCTGCCACTCCACGTCTGTCTTGTGATCCTGGCTTGTTTCTTCCGTGTTTGTGTTGGGGGGGCCGAAGACTTGGCAGAGCTGGGCGTAGGTGGCGTTTAGCTCTCCCTGCTTGGAGGTGCCCCAGCGCTCTTTGCCTATGTCTTTTAGTTCTACCTCTACCCTTACTTTAAGTGTGGCTGTCTTCTTCATCGGTAGGCCTCCTTCTGGTCAATGTGTCAAATGCGTCAATGTGTCAAATGCGTCAATCTGGTTATGCCTTCTTCCTGCTTCCCCAGCCGGCTTTCCAGCGCTCCTGGGCTGCCTGCTGAATCACGGTTATCTCCTGGGGGCTGATGCTGTCTGCCAGGACCTTGGCCAGCTCTTCCTTGGTTAGTATCCTGAAATACTTGATGCCTCTCTTCTGCGCCTCTGTCATGAGGGCTGCCCGGGTGCCTTGTTTGGTGGTTTTGACCTGGGCATCTATGCCTAAGCCTGTATCAATCGCCTCACCTGGGGTCTCTGCTGGCGTAACTTTAGGTGCCTCAAGGGCTTTCAGTGCCTTCTTGTCCTTAATTACCTTCTTTACCTTGGCTTCCTGTTTAGCCCTGCGGCCCGGCTTTCCCTTGTAGTACTTGTCGTGGAGTTCGCTGATCTTCTGTTTCGCAGTCATGTCTTCTTCCTTTCTTTGGTTAGGGCGCGTATCCTGACGCCCGGTTTTAGCCATTGCCTCTTGACTCGTTCCTTACCCTTGTAGTTGTAGTAGTGGTCTACGACTACCGCCTCTCCTGCTGGGTTGAAGCCTATGCCTATGCCTCCCATGCTCCCTCCTTTAGTCTTTGTTGCTTTTGGTAAAAATGCTTGTTCCATCCCATTGGCCTAAAACTGGCTCGATGAATCTCTTTGTGGCAGGGGTGGCATAAATAAAGCAGGTTCCCTGGTTGGTTGTTAGTTTCATTGTAATCTAAGTGGTGTATTACCATCCGGCGTGGCCTCTCATCGTATTCTGCGCATCGATAACACCTCCTTCCTGCGCGGTTTATCACGCTTTCCCTTATTTTTTCAGGTACTCTTTTCTGTTCGTAAGTTCCTGTCATTGTCATTACAAATTCCTCCAAAATTTTTTAGCTCTTTCCGAATTTCCTGAATAGCCAAAGTATAAAAGCTGATACACTGTCAAATCCCTGGCTCTTAGCTTTAGCCTCAATTTCCTGCTTTTCCGTCGGCGTTATTCTTATCTGCAGGTATTCTTTTTTAGGTTCTCTGTCCATAGTTAAAGCATATCACATTGTATTAGCGTTGTCAAGTCTTTTTTTGCTTATTTTTGGTGGGCTGGCCGCTCCGTGTTTGTGGTTAAGCCAGCCTATCGGTCATTGGCTCCACTTTGGGTTCGCTAACAAGTCCCCGATGCGCTTCACCTGGTGCTCCCTGCTACGCCGTAGCCGGCGCGCTTGCCTTTTTTGATCTGGCGGTCCTGGCCGCGCTGGTATTACTCTTTATGTTTAGGGTTGCAGAATAGTTCGCCTGGTTTGCAGGGGAGGCCGCACTTCCAGCAGAAGCCGGTAGGCTCAAGGCTCATTTTGTCTCTTGCTTTTCTGGGGTTTTAGTGTCTGTTGCTTTTATCGCTCTCATTATCTCCGATGCCTGAGAATATGTCAAGGTGATTCATTGAGGCATCCTGGCCTGGGGCCGAGTATATGCACTATCATCTCCGCCTCGCATACTGTGAGTTCGTTGAAGGGCTTGCCGTAATAGGCTTTTGTGTAGTCATCTGCCGAGCCTATGAAGCCGGTGTCCATGATCACGGAGCAGACCTCAGCCATCAGTTTGGTTGAGAGCTGAGAGGGCTTTTCCTCTTGCTTAGCTTTCGCTTTTTCCTTGGTCATAGTCTTGGAGCTCCTTTATGGCGTAGAATACCGGGATGCTGTGTTCCTTGGCGTATTCTACCTCTTTGTCTGCCCCTGGGCTTTCTCCGCCTATGCGCAACAAGGCATCGCAACGGGCTAAGATCTCGAGGTCATATGCATACCAGAACTCCGGCGGATGCGGTTGTAGGAGGTGCCAGAGCAGGTTCAGGTGTGGTATCACTGGAGTGAATCCTAAGTCTACCAGGGCCTGCGCTGTCCATATGGCGAAGCCGGTGTTGGCCACGGGGTCTGGGTTGGTGTAGGGTGCGGCTATGTAGATTAGCTTTTTCAATGCGGCAGCCTCCTGGCTTCCGGCACCGGGCTTATCTTGCGCAGTGGAGCTACTATTACCCGGACGGCGCCCTCGGTAAATACCATATAGTCTTGGTGATTATAGGCAAAGGATATCGATGAGCTGGGGTCGAAGACCACCATGTCTCCGGCTTTTACGTTCAGGCAGTCTGGCCCTGCGAAGAGCACTACCAGCTCCAGCATTGGGATCGCCCTGGGGTCCTGGTTCTCCGGGCGTAGTATCACGGATTTTTTGCTCTCGTCTCTTTTTACTATCACGTAGTCGAATATCGGCATCAGTACTTCCTCTTTCATTTTACTGCCTCCCTTTCTTTTTGAAGAACCCTCTGAATAATCCCTTGAGCCCTTTTGGCTCTTGCTGGGGTGGTTGTTGCTTCTGTGTCATCCTGGGCTTACTTTGCAGCTTCATCTCTCCTATCTTCCTCCTTTTTATATTGCATTAGATTCGACAACCGCTATCTTCTTCTTTCTACCGCCTCTTGCACCGTAATATCTGGCTGAATAACAGGTCAAAATCTTCATAATATCTTCGGCTAATTCTTCCTCATATTTACGCTCTTTGGTGTCCATAATCTCAACTTTAACGCCTAAGTTTCTAAAGATAGAATCAAGATATTCATAGCCGAATCTTGCTATGCGGTCTTTGTATTCAATCAAAACTCTCTCTACTTTTCCTTGAAATGCAAGGTTAAGTAATTTATGCAGACCTTTTCTTTTCTCATTTATCCCGCTGGCTATTTCATCAATGACCATGTATTTATAGCTCTGGGTTTCGGCGTGTTTCGTTAGTCTATCTTTTTGTCGCTGGAGATTTTCTTTCTGTTTTGCAGTTGAACATCTGGCATAAACAACGGTTAGTTTTTCTGGCTTCACTGCGAGCCTGCCAGTGAACGAATCTAAATCTTCTTGCATAAAACGCCTATGCCCGCCAGTGGTTTTGAAAGATTTAATCTTCCCATTATTGGCAAGCGTCTTGATTGTGTTTATGCTTACGCCGATATACTTACTTGCTTCTGTTGATTTTAATATCATAATTACATAATTCTTTTAAAGCATTTTCATAGTTTTCTTTTACAACATTCAAATAATCTTCTTTTTCGTGGATTGGACAAGGCAACCAACCTTTCATGTTTCCACCAAGCCTTGCTTGTTTTGCATAATGTTTAGCGTTTATATAACACCTACATTTTTTTGTTTTACTCAAGTTATTTCTCCTTCGCTTTTGCTGGTCTAAATTTCATGCACGAACAATATTTTTGAATATCTGTAGGCGTCCTAAATTGTGAATAAAAACAACCAAAATCTGATTGAAATAGTTGTTTTTATCTTTCTGAGTTTATCCATTCTTCTTCTCCTATAAGTGCTGTATTAAAATCATTATATGATATTTCATTACCTACACTATTCTTACCCATAGTTGTAGAAAATAAAAAAGTTCTTTTTGCAATTATTTTGTTATTACCAATTTCCACTATTTTGCTTTTTCTATCACTATTTGTTAATTCTATTACACGGTTCTTCATTTCTTCTCCTTGTCAATCACGGAGGGCTCCGTGATTTGTTCTTTCTTCATTTTCTGTATCTCCCCAAGCAAAAACTTCTCATTCTCATTCATCAACTCTTGCAATTCAGAAACGGTCATCTCCTCATCTAACGGCTCGAAGAAATAAACCCGCTCTCCCTCGGTTTCAAAGTATGTTTTTGTTACTTTCGTTATCTTCATTTCCATGCCTCCAATTTACCATTTTTAGTCTAAAAAGTCAAGCTAATTTAATCGTATTTATACGGTTTTGGCGTGATTATGTTAGCAGTTACTAACCTCCTTCTTGGCTGGGTGGGGTTAACCTATTTTTTCCCCTTCTGCAAATTTCATCAAAAGCGTCAAAGATAATCTCAAGCCAGGGATTTAATTTTTTAATTAAAGGTATAAACTCATAATCCCTGCCTTTTGGCAAATTGTCGTAAGCATAAACCATATAGCGTTCTTCACACTCATCTACTTGGTTTAATAAATCTTTTAAATATTCCTTTTCGTCCTCATCTAATTCTTCTTCTTTTCCTGCAAGTCTTTCTTCAATTTCTTTTCTTGTTCTTTCTGGGTCATAGTCGCTTGGTTTTTGTGTTGACGCCATTCTTAACTTCTCGCACCAATAACTATCACTTACAAATCCTTCCGCAGAAGGATGAAATTCTCGGCAGAATATCCAATTACCATAATCACCAGTAATTGCCAATATTCCTTGTGTATTGATAAATTTAATTGAACCACAAACTGTATTGGGTTTAGCGAATATATGAATTAAAACCTCTGGGGTATCTATTATCTTTAATTCGTGTTTATCAAAATTTACATCCGTTCTCTTTGTCATCCTCCCCCTCCTATTTAGCCCTGCAAAGGTTTATAGCAACACCAATCACCTAACTTCGCCCCACAGTCACAATTTTTTCCACATCCAGCAAATGACCAAAGATAAACTTCAATTTCATCTTTACAAAAAGGACAAACAACGGTTTTAGTTGACCTACCAAATTCACTTCTCCCTTGATATGCAGGTAAACTTGCTCTAATTTCACATTTTACTCGCTTACCCTTTATTAAGATTTCTCTTGTTTCCATCATCCTTCTCCTTTTAGCCCTACCTAACCTAACCATACCTATTATTTAGTTTTTTTTCAAAGTCTTTTAGCTTGCGGTCTATCTCATCAGAGCTTGGTTTCATTAGGATCAGTAATAATACAAAGCAGGTTATCGCTCCTATTGTCACTACCATGCCAGTGTTCTCTGTGCAGTGGTAGATGATGCTGACCAGGGCTCTGTCTGCCAGTGCTTCCCACCAGATATCCCAACCGTTCAAAAAATCCGCTATCATCATGCCACTCCTTTCAAGTATTTCTCTGTCTCTTCCTCCAGGAATTTCCTGGCCTCCCAGAAATCCAGCTTGCCTGGTATTATGATTGCGTAGTATCCCCTGGCCAGGAGGTCGTCTCGCCATTGTTTTTGTTCCGGGCTGGGGTATGTCTTCACTTTTAGTTCTACAAACATGCCGTGGTATTTGCCTCTGGGTTCTAAGATAGCTATGTCAGGAAAGCCTGCCTTGTAGCCAGCGCGTTTCATGCGAATTGCGGCCATCTTGTTTGGGGTATGCATGCCTCCGCTCGAAGCGCAGAACAACACTCCTCGGCTGTATAGGTAAAACGTGTATTGCTCTTGGAGGGTTTGTTCGAGTTGCTTACTCACTTCATCACCTTAAATATCTCCGCCAGGCTCATTGCCGGCTGGCTCTTTATTTGCCTATGCTCTTCTATGTTCTTTATAGCGAAGTATTCCTCGCTGGCCTTGCGGATCGCTGTTTTAAACCATGCCCATTGGTCTTTTATGCCTGCTTTGTTTTTGGCGTAGGAGTCGCAGACCTTAAGCAATACCTCTTCTGGGAATAGCCTGCCGGGCTCCCATTTTAGCTCTTTCTTTAATCGTTCTAAGAGCTTATATATATTGAATCCGTCTTTATAGACTTTATCTAAGGCAGACTTCAGTTTTTCTGAAGGCTGTTCTTTATTCAACTCTACTCTACTCAACTCTACTCTACTCTGTGTGAGTGGTATGTGAGGGCTCAGTGAGGGCTCAGTGAGGAGTATAGTATAGAGCTCTTTTACTTGTTTGGGTGGGGCTGGGTAGGATCGCCTTGAGGGGTGCTGGATGTGCTGGTGTTTAAGTAGGGTGGGACACCAGAGCCAGTGTTTACCCTCGGCTTCAAAGGGAAATAGTCGACGAGCTTTAATGCACTCTTGTATTAAGTCTTCTACGTTAACATTGTCTGCTGGGAATATTTGCCCTTTAAGTAAAAATGTGTCGTAAGGCATTACGCCGTTGGCGTCGTCCATGTGGCACCAACTCATTATATAGAAATACCTGGCGGGTATGGTAAGCTGGGCGATCTCCTGCTCCAGCGGGTATATTGGGTCTATCTGTCGTTTTCTGGCCACCTATCCCTCCGTTTGCTCCGTGCTTGTGCCTTCCTGGGTACGGTCCAGGTATTGGATCGTGTCTATGGTTAGCTCTATTACTGAGTGTTTCTGCCCTGGCGGGGCTTCCCATGACCGGGTTGTCAGGCCGCCCTCTACGAATACCGCACTGCCTTTTTTGAGGTGCTCGTTGCAGTTTTCTGCGCGCTTGCCCCAGATTACGGCAGTTATGAACAGCTTGTCTTCCCGGTCTTCCTCTGCCTTGGTCTTGTAGATGCGCGAGGATGCCAAGCGCAGGTTGCAGACTGGGGTACCTTGGGGCGTGTAGCGCAGTTCCGGGTCCTTGGTCAGATTGGCTACGAGAATAAGTTTGTTTAGCATGGGTCTCCTTCTTAGAAGAAGTGTTGCTGTTGTTCTTTAGTCTCTGTTCTTTCGCGATAGATACGCACGGCCTCGGAGTGCGAGCATCGGTTATATTTTCTGTAGCCTTGGCAGTTGCAGGCGAGGCGACCGATCTGTTCCCTGATCGTGTACGGCGTTATGTTGTAGCCGGGGATAGGTAGCACCTGGTAGACGCCGTCAGCTATCTTTTTTATCAGCTCGAGCTCGAGAAGTTTTTTTACTTTATAGCTTACTGGCTGAGCGAACGTGCCTGTGCTTGCTTCGTAGTGTTGGATAACCATATCTTAGTACCTCAATTTTGATTGGAACAAGCCCCTCACTAAGTTTTGCAAGGCGGCTGAAGGCCAACTTCGAAAGGTCGACGGCTCTGCCTTTGGCGACGAGCCTTTTAGCTGGTCCTCGGTCTGTAACGAGTACCACAACAGAATTATTCCTCTTAGCAGAGCCCCGAACCTTCGTCTTCCGATGTGTAGCCTTATTAGGTTCAAGGCGAGTAATTCTAAGCAGAGTACCAAAAGGATAGCTTGGGTGAGCACATGTAAGTTCATTTTCGTTGAACCTCCTTCCTGAAGCGGTTGTGAAGTGAGGCCAGGGATCGCAGGTGTCTCCTTCCTGGCCATACCATGATGCGTATATGGGTGATTTGTCAGCCCTGCTTTCTTGGTGCACCAGCAGACCGCCGAGTGCCATGATAATTACGGGCCAGCACGGGATCGACCCGATTGTTTTTTTAAGGGAGTAGATAGTCCTGTGCTTTAACCTATCTACTATCAGTAAGAACGACGCCTTCATGGCGTATGCTGGCCCCATGGTTTATTTGTCCTTGCTGTCTGCGTAGGCTTTGCTTATCCTGCGCAGGAAGTCATTCGCTTGCTCTATGGTTTGGAGATCCGCTACCTCTCCGAGCCCCATCTCTTCGCCGAGTACCCTCATAAATAGCTTGTCGCCTACCTTCGTCTTGGTTATGGCGATATTGTTTATGATGTGTTGCGGCAGAGCGGATTTTTCTGTTGACTTCGGAGGTTCTTCTACTACCGTGCCTGCGGCCTCGATAGGTTCTTCCTGCCAGGTTGTGTTATCAGGTTGATCTAACATGCTGCCTACGCCTGGTCTGTACTCACGGCTGGTCTCATCGATAGAGAGGGCTTTCTGGGTTTCGATAGACAGAGGCAGGTTCTTGCTTAGCTGTAGCAGGCAGGTCTTCTTGCACATTGCGTCTTCATCGTCTGCCCAGGGGGTTCCTGGCATGAATTTCTCTGTCCTCTTATCGAAGACCTTGCTGTGTTTCTTGCCGTGGTCGATGCATTCCTCTTTGCTCATGACAAGGAACAGCATTGCGCCGTCTTTCATCTTAGCGAGAGCATAGTATTTTATGGTAGGTCCGCGTTCTCCCTCTGCCGGTTTGTGGCGCAGAAGGCTTTGCGTGCCGTATTCGTAGTCGAACCTATCTTTTTCGTGTACCTCATGGGCCTCTATGGTCAGTGCCGATTCGTGCCGATAGAAGAGGTCGGAGTATCCTTTGTAGCCTATGAGCGCCTGGACCTCGAGTTGTTTTTTCCATTCCTCCTTACCGTTTACCATGATCTTCCTGCTGTTCATGAAGGGCAGAAGATATGCCCTGCCGGCTACCGGCTCCAGGCCTACCTGCTCAAGCACGATCAGGCTGCCTACAAAACTCGCTGGGGTGCACTTAGCCAGCTTGGGGTTCAGTCTTATCGCTGTGGCCGCTACCCTGACCAGGTGTAGCGAGTTAAGCTTTACTTCTTTGGCGGCCTGAGATACTATATCTATCAGGCTCTGCGCCTCGGGTATTACCTCTAATGCTTTTACTACGTCCTCTTGTTTCGCCATCTTCCTACCTCCTTACTGATAGTCTTAATACTCTCTTCTCTTTTTCTGGTGTGTATTTTTCGTATAATCCAGGCTCTTCCCTCTTGAAGAGCTCTACGTCTATCCTCCTCTCGCTCTGGTTCTTCCAGGTTATTTTATATTTTGAGGTCATGCCTGTCTCATAAGTCTTCAGCATTGCCTTGAGCGTATTCTCCTGCTCTTCGATTTCTTTTTTGAGCACCTTATTATCCGCTTTCATAGAGTCCAGGTTCTCGCATATCTTGCTGGCCTCATCGTCCAGCTCTATCACGCTCTCTTCTGCGGCTTGGGGGAACAAGGCGTACAGGATGCCGGAGTCCTCTGAGGTTATCTGCATCGGCATGACCTTGGGCACTATGAAGGTATTCCAGAAGTAGACCTCTTTAGCTATCATATCGTCCAGGGTCTTGGGCTCTACTGGGATGATGTCTTTTTTGGAGATATGGGGTATCTCAGGAAAGGCATTCAGTGCATCGGTGCGCACGAATACTTTCCACAGGAACTTCATATTGCCTATCAATACAGCGATGTACCATATCGGCAGGCCTGTCACTGCCATGTAGTGCATGCATTGGATGGCGTATTCTGCCGGTATCTGCTCGTCTTCCCATTCGCTGGCTTTGAATTGGTTGGTGGTCTTGGCTTCAAAACCTGCGGCCTCATTGAGTACTCGACGGTCTATGTTCGCTCCGATGAAGGGGTACTTGGGGTGGAAGAGGGTTTTGTTTACCTTGACCAGCTCCTTGCCTGTGGCGTCCATGAAGAATTCCGAGACGGCTTGCTCGAGTTTGTTCCCGAGCTTTACAGCTACCACGTCATCGATGTCGGGTGGTACGATCTCTCCAGTCTTTATTGCCCAGACCTGCAGGGGTGTCTTGTACCGGGATATCCCAAGGATCGCTGCGGCGTCTGATCCGCCGATGTATTGCTTGCGTGCTTCTACTGCTTCTTTTGTCCAGTCCATAAGTTACGCTCCTCGTTTAGCATAATAGTGAGAAACGCGATTTGATATGCCAACCACATTTCTTCCATTATTATGTGCTCTTCTATCGGCAAGATCATTATCTCGTCTCCACCTTTAGTTCTCCGTCCGTTACGATCGTCACGAAGTATTGGTATTCTGTGTCTGCCTCTATCTGTGTCAGGAATTCCGCCCGGACCGTCTCGTCCAGGTGCTCTACCTTATCGATGCATATCAGTTTCAACGGGTTATCCTTGGCCATGGCTCTGGCGATATCCAGGCAGGTCCTGACCTGTTGCGCTGTGGATAGGTTCGACAGGGGCAGTCCGTTTATGGTCACGTTGCCCTTGCCGTCTACGCCCAGACCTTTTACCGGCAGTTCTACCGCCGTCAGTAGTTCGTGGGGTTTCGCCCTGGCTGCCTCTACGCATGCGTCGTAGCGCTGCGCTGCGGTTATCTCTGCGGCGTGGCGTTGCTCGAGTGATCCTACCTCTTTGGCCAGAGGGATGAACGACTTCATGTGCTCTACGTCCGTGGCCCGGGCAGTAAGAGGAGCAATATCGATGGGGCTGTGGGTTTCAAGGAAGAATTCCGCCTGGGTTTTATCGGTATCAAACTTCGCCAGCTCTCTCTTTTTCTGGTCTTCTATTGTAGCGAGGCGGTCCTTGGTGATCTGCGTGAGGGCGGATTTCCTCTCGGTCAGGGTTACTGCGTCCAGGTTCTTTAGGTTCTCCAGCATTACCGCCTTTTCTTTTTCGAGCGACTGGATCGTTTCTTCAGTTCTTTTTATAATATGCAGGAGTGCGCTCTTCTGTTTCTCAATATCAGACTTGGCTTTCTCGTACTCGGCGTTTTCGTTCTCCTGAGTCTCCTTTTCCTGCACGGTGTATTTAAGGGTAAGGTCGTTCCTGCTCTGGGGGTATTTTGCAATAAACTCCTTGCACTTCTCTATCTCCCTGTTAGCTTCCTGGGCGTCTTGAATCTCGGCGTATAGTTGCCCAAGGCTCATGTCTACCCAGTCATCTACTTTATAGTTATCCGGCAGGCGCTTGGCTACGGCTTCGCATTCGTTCTTTACGGCCTTTACCCTGGCGTTGGCTTCTGCCCGCGCTTCGTAGAACCACTGCTCGAGGTCTTTTAGTACCTGCAGGCCGTGCTTCTCGTAGTTTACCTTGGGGGCCTCGCCGAACCAGGCTTGGGCTTCCTGGGCGGTTACCCTGATAGGAAGAAGGCTCAGCAGGATATCAGTCTGCTCGGTATCTTTCTTCTGCATAAAATCTACTGGGTTGAAGGCGAACACGTCGCGCCCCTTCTTGCCGGTGATCCCGAATAGTTCCTTGAGGAACGTCTCGGGGGCCTTTACAGGTACGCCGTCTTTGGTTACCTTTACACTGCCTTCGTCCAGCCCTGCTTCGTCCTCTTTGACGGTCCGCTTGATGCTTAAGTTATCGTCAGTCTCGAGCTCTATGTATGCCTTCTCTGCGCCTGCTCGGACAAATTTCGCCCGGCGCTTGGTGTTGAACAGGGCTTTCTCTATGGTCTCAAGTATCGAGGTCTTGCCTTTTTCATTGCCTCCGGATATCACGTTTACTTTGCCTGGGGTGATGGCGAGTTCTTCGATACCCAGGCAGTCTTTTATTACGAGTCTCTTAATCATGGTCTTCCTCCTTTGTCTGCGCTTTTTCCATTAGCTCTAAGTATTTTTGCACCACTGGGGTTCTTATTGCTTCGTAGGTTACTTTATTTATGGGGTGGTATATAGGTATGTCTCTTCCTGGGGTTATTACTTTTGAGGGGAATACTAACCGGTATTCTCCTGGGGCGTTCAGGCAGGTATGTATCGCTATGTTTCCAAGATAGAATTGATCGTTAAGAAGACAGGAGGCAAAGGCTACGAGTCCGTCTTTGGGTTTAAGGGGTATGATTTGTACTTCGGAGATTTGTATTTCCCACATTTTTTTCTTGCTCTTTTAGCGTTTCGTCTTTTTGTTTGAGCGTATCTTTAGGTAGTTACTCAGTGCGCGGTTAATCAGGAAGTTTATTTTCTTGCCTTCCACGATCGCCATCTCTTTTATTTGGAAGTACAGTTCTGGATTTATCTTTACCGCTAAGTCTTTGTTTGTTTTTGGCATCTCTCGCTCCTGGTAAGAAGTTTACTACAAATTCCCACTTTGTCAAGTTTTATTTTCACTTAAAAAGGAGGGAGCCAGAGGTCGTTGCAGGTGGGCAGTCCGCTCGCTCTGGCTCGTCGGAAGAAGAGGCGCAGGTGTGTCCTCTTCGCTAATTTTATTTAATCAACAGTGATGAAAAAGGATAGGCATTGGTCATCAGGTACAACAGTGCGCACACAAAGACTTCTTCTGCGGGTGCGTACAGGGGGTTCTTTATTCCCAGATAGATACTCCAGGCGGCAACGCCTATGTTGGGAATAAAAATCCAAAGCATCTTGGGTCCGTATAAAAATATAAAAAGCAGGGCTACCGTAAGGTTCATTGCACAGTATACCAGCCTACGGAATAATTTACTTCCAGTGGTTTCTCCTCCATAGCCGAAAGAGAAACCTATCGCCACCAGTATATAGGTAAGTAGTAGCCAGGCATTCCATATTCCCATTATCCAGGCGCACAGGTTCGTGCTGGCTTCCTGGAATAGGGGTGCGATAAACCTACGGAGCCATTTGTTCTTCCGGCCGCCAAGCATATAAAATAAGCACATAAACGCCAGGGCGAATATAGCTCCGGTTGCCGCGTATCCTATAGTGTACTCATTCATGGATCTCGAATTCCCAGTGGCATTTTACTCTGGGAGCTGTGCCATCGCAGACCAGCTTGGCCTTCCTGATCTGCCCCGGCTTGGAGTTCTTGTTCTCTATCACCGTGTCTATGGTATGTATTTCTTCTGGTAGCTTCTTGTTGGTCCAGAACCAGAAGCCAAACTTCCAGCGCAGGAGCTTGAGTATAGCCTTGTATGCCAGGGACTCAAGTACCAGCGCCCAGATTAGTTTGGGAGAGTTACCTTCCCAGCCATCTTCTCAGATAGCCAGTACAAGCCTTTTTTAATAGCTGATGCTACTGCATCTACCTTGGGGATCAGCCAGTCGTCCTTCTTGGTAGGCGTTATAGATACTACGCCTGCGATCAGTTTAGCTATGGCCTCAACGATGCCCACCACTAAGGCCACATTCTTGACTATCCAGGCCAAGATGCCTAAGATAAAATGTATTACCACCATCTTTACCTCCTTTTAGTTAGTTCCACCCTCTTACTGTTAAATATCCGATATAGTTATTTACATAAAACCAGCTGGCCAGGTACGTGGATTCAAGCAAGATCTGCAGGTGTCCTGGGCTGTTGGCTGCTTTTTCATATAATAAGTACGCAATGGTATTGTCATCGCTTCCTCTATAACTGCATCCTCCTACTACCTCTGCTTTGTTTTCCCGGTAACACTCAGGGGCGTGCATGACCTCGTAGCTGTTCGCCATGTGCAGGCAGTGCGCCAGGCAATTCTCGTGCTCTTCCTGGTTCGCCGGGATCGCAGGAGATTTACCGTATTTAGCCCGGAATGTATTGATATGTTCGTCAAGCGTCATGGTTCGCTTTTTTAAGCAATGCGTCTACTCCAGCTTTTATATCAGGGATACATGCTACCTTAGCTTTTATCTCGGCTATGTTTTCATTTACCTGCTTGTGTACTAACTCGCAGAGCTTAGCATCTACCTTTTTGTCATCTAACTCTTTATTCCTTTCGTCAATCCTGGTGTATATCCTTGCCCTCTTACCAGCCTCGTCATTAGACACCTTGTACATAAAGTTAAGGAACCCGGCGCCTAATCCAAGTACGGTGATACCTAAACTACCAAATGCTATACCTTCCCCTGGGGTCATACGGCCTCCTTATTCTTTTGCTACTATATAAGCTTTGACGGTTAGAAGGTCATCTGCATCGGTGTTGGTTGCTGCGGTGGCCAGTCTTACGTATGGAACCACCAGGTCTTTATTGGTCCAGCAGTAGTAGCTCCCATCGGCTGAGATAGTCTCGGAGGTCTGCAGGGTTGCTCCGCCGGTATAGTCATAGAAAGATGCGGCCTGCCAAGTTATGTTGTCGTAGGATATCTCCATGGTTACTGCTGCCGATATAGCAGCGCCTACCTGGGTTTCATCGTAGGTGACAAAGAACGCCGTCTTTTCGTAGCCTGCTACGCTGGTTGCCGTAGAATTTACAGCGGTGGTTACGTCGTTGAACGTGGTATTCATTATCTGGGTGTTTAATACTGTTCCTGCCATTGCGATCCCTGACATTAAGACTAATGCCAGTAATACTAAACCGAACTTTTTGAGCATGTTCATGTATCCTCCTTTGTTATTCACTTGTATCTTCGTTAATATCAAGTTTACCCTCTACTTTTAATTGCTGTATGGCCTCGGCGCGGGCTATGGCTTCCTTCTTCTCAGCAATAAGCTGTTCCTTCCTCTGTTTCTTTTGAGCCTCTGCGGTCACTAACTTTTCAGCCTCAAGCTTTGCTATATCCGTAACGCTCATATCCTCTGCCGATAAGGTAGCCATAAAAGGTTGCCCTGTCCTAACATTGACTAAATCGCTATCAGAGAATCTCATCTTTGAGCCATTGTCATTGAGGTAATACCATCCCTTTGCATCCCTGACTATCTCCGTTGCCTTTTTATTGATAGTCACCGTTTCCGCAAAGCAAAGACTGATTAAAACCATCACCACCACTAACGCCAAAAATACAGGTATAAATCTTTTCATCTTTTCTCTCCTTTTTAGTTAAGGTTTAATTTCTCTAATACATAAAAAGTTCCGATGCCAAGAGCATTGGCATCCTCACTATTTATAACTAAACTTGTGATTTCATCTGCCGTGTTATTCCAAACACTACCATGCAATTCTATGGCAGTTATGGTAGTAGTCGCAACTCCTATAACTGACTCTATTATTGCTGTCCTTACATATCCAGATTTGGCATAGATGAGTGCTTCATAATAACCAATGTCTCCCGCTGTTACTGCATAACCTAACCACCAATGATACCCATAGGAAGTTGAACGATAGGCTGCTACAGTGGTGTCGCTACCATATAATCTTTGAATGCCATAATTAGCAGTTGTAGTATCCCCATTAGGTTCAAGAAATATAGAGGAGGAATTTACTCCTTCAACATGTCTAACCCTCAACCTATAAATCACATCAGTATTGCCCGTAAGATTGCTTATCGTTACCGAGGTTGCTGCACCCGTCAGCGTTCCCTTTGTCACTTCTTGCCAAACATTTTTAACCTTGCCTTTTATATTCATGGCCCCATATCGCTTACCGCTTGTGGCATCTACTTTTTTGAGTAGGATCATGCGAGAGCCGATACCTATACCATCGGCATCTAATGCCAATACATTTATTTCTGTGATATTATCTGCGGTGTTATTCCAAGAATCTCCCCACAACATTATATTGCTTACAGTAGTGGTATATATATTTTCAGCACTTTTAAGTATTACTGTCCTGACATACCCTGATTTGGCATAAATATGGGCAATTCCCAAGCAAGAGCTTCCAGTTATACTTGAACTGCCAAATCTATAAATGGCTCCTATACCTGTATTCCTTGCAGCACTTGCAGTGGTGTTACTTCCACTCAATACTTGAAAACCATAATTGGTAGCCCCAGAGTCGTTATTAAATCTCATAATAAAACTTGTTCCGTTATTTCCAGCTACACCATCTATTCCTCTCACTATCATTTCATATTCCTTATCAGTATTACCGTTAAGGTTATTTATCGTTACCGAAGTTGCCGCAGCCCCTAATTCTCCGCTATCCGACACTACCTGCATTAAGTCATTTATCTTGCCGTCTATACTGCCGTAGTCTTTTGCGAAACTGACTTGCGGTATGATTAAACTTAATGCCAATAAAAATAAAAGGATTATTTTTTTCATTGTTTATATTCCTTTCCCCAAAGACAGATGTATGTGCCGATGCCCAGACCACTTGCTTGGTCTGCACTAATAACCAAACTTGTTACTTCATCTGTGGTATTATTCCAAGATTGACCTACTAAGTAAAGTTGACCCACTGTAGTTGTAACAATATGGCTTATTCGCCCTTGAATACCAGTCCTTACATATCCTGATTTAGCGTGAATTAGAGTTTCGCTCAATGAAGTACTACCTAAAGCAGAAGCTGCCCCTACATACAGAAAAGCATCGGCATACCTGGAAGCAGTAACAGTAGTATTTATTGCGCGTAAATGTTGTATTCCATAATTAGCCCCGGTATCATTATTTATAGTTAACCCTGCGTAACAAGAGCCATCATACCCATTGACTACCTTTGTATTTAATCTATACTCCACCGTCGTATTCCCTGCGAGGTTGCTTATCGTGACCGAGGTGGCATTAGCCAAAAGGGTTGTTTCATATATCTTGGTAAAGCAATCCGAGCTAAAATTACCCTGCGGATAGACCTTGCCCATCTGCTTGTAGTTCGTGGCGAAGATGTCATCAACACAGCTGAATATCAATGCTCCGGCTATTATTAAATAGAGTAGTTTTTTCATTCCTGTTCTCCTTATAAGTAGCGGTATCCCCAAGTTCCCGATAGTGTAGCGTAATCAGTTAGGTCTATCGCAAAAGTATTCGTGGCAAAGGTAATCGGGCAGTCTACCTCCTTGCTGTTGTTATCTACTACCTTA